GTTGTACACGTATCCCCTACACTCATAGGGAAAGTAAGAAAGCCAACTTACGCTCGTTGCCAATTGTTTTACCAATCTCATCTCCGTATCAATAAGCTGACTTCCAGAAAGTAATCTCTAAAACCTCCACCACCTAGATAGGGGTAGGCAATCCTCGCTGTTCTTAATAGCCCTGTCTCTAGCCTCCTTTAGTTGGCTGTCCGTAAACAGGTACGGGACAGGCTTAGTTCTGCTTTCAAGGTACGTAAAGACATACGACTTGTTGGCTGCTTTTTGTTTGCTGGTGTTTGTTACCGCAAACAACCGCCCTAGCTTTGCTTTAGGTTTTTTCATTTGTAATGTTCCGCTGCTTTCTTCATACCCATTTCTTTGACTCGTTGTTTTATCCTGTCCATTTGGCGCAACCGTAGACGGTACATTTCTTGGCGTACCACCGGATGCCATATAGCCTTGATTGTCCCAGAGATTCCCACCTTGGAGGGGTAGTTGTCTCTGGCCCATTGTACGTAATCTGCGGTTTCTTTGGTTGTTAGCTTAAGCATAGTATTCCTCCATTTTCTTTAGCACCGTTACGATATCGTTCGGTATCAGTTGCTCATCGAACATACCCATTGGGGTTTTGGCCGAGGTAATCCCATCTGTATTAGTCTGAAAGAAATACTCCATCTCATCAGTCTTCTCGTTCTTACGCACCTCGGTGAACAACACCATGAGGAACTCCTTCTCTACTGCGCCTTCGTGAACTTTACCTTGGACTTTGACCCTACGGTGGGAAGACTCCCCACCTGTGATCTGCGGTATCTTCACAATGTCGTCTACTGCCGTGAAGATAATCGTAGCCTTGTCGTTCTTGATAGAGTCCAGCATGTTGCGGATAGTCCTGTTGTAGAACGACCAGATATCGTAGCCCTTGAACGAATTCGTAGCAAGCGTGTTTACCTGCTCTACGTATTTGGTGAAAGATTCGACGACTACAATCTCGCAGTTGTCTTCCTTCAGGACTTGAGCCAGCATCCTAGGGAAGGCGTTGGCGTTCTCCACAGGGATGATGTTGAACCTGTTGGCGTTACGGAAGGGGAATCCCTTACGCTCTAGGTCTAGGATGTAGGTTGTCTTCGGGTCTAGGTTACGCAACGACGTACTCTTGCCGCTGCCGCTATGACCCACGATTGCTATTAGTGGTTTATACATTATCTGTTTCTGTTGCTACTTCGATTTGTGTTTCTGGTTCAATGACACCAAAGAAGGTATCGAATTCTAACTGCTCTTCGCTGGGCCACTCGTCACGCAGTAACATAAGCCCGATGAGTCCGTAGTTTGCTATGTCCTTGAAGGTATCCTCCAGCGATTCGTGCTTGGGGGATTCCTCTCTGTCCAGTAGCAAGTTCGCAAGGCGTTCCACCTTGTCGTACAGGCGTACGCTAAGACCTTTGACACCGAACCTGCTAATGTTCCGAGGCCCGTAGTCTTTCTGCTTTGAGTCCAGCAGGCTGACACACTCCGCCGCTATGTACAGCGCACGCTTACCTGCTATCGTATCCAGTTGTATTTTCATATTCTTTCTCCATGCACTATCTTAGACAGTGATTGCATTGCTTTGTCCGTACCTTCAGCCATACGGGCGAGTAGGTCTGCCGCCTCGTGTATCTTACTACCACGCCAAGCGTCGCAGTCCACAGGGGTTAAGCCTATTATCTCAGCGTCCTGTAGCGTGGCGTTGATCGTTGCATTTAATGATTCCAATGCTGCGCTATACCGCGCCAAGGCTTTGTCCATGCCATCCTTGTAGGCATCGTGCCTATCTGTTAGTGTTTTCTGTTGTGATTCCATGTTCTTTCTCCAAGTCTTCTAGTCTTTCTTCCAGTTCGTGTACTCTACCCCATGCAAATGTCAGCGAGCTATATGACATCTCATGGGCTGCTTCCAATTTACGGGTCAGGTCTACCACTTGATCTACTGCACTTATGTAATAGTCTTGCTGTGTCATAACTGAAACTGTAGTGGGTCGTAGACCTTACTCACGTAGTCCATGTTGACGATGGACTCTCGATCACCGGCTGAGTTTGCTGTACACAAGGGAGTAAACCCGCACAGGCCAAACTTAGTCTCGCAACAGGCGAAGTTGCTAAGGAAGATATCCTCACCGTCCTGATCTGGGTACGTGTTGAAGTATATGTCCAGCTTGCTTCGTATCCTACTTACAAGGTCGTCAATGTAGGCTTGGAACTTGGCCAGCCTGTCGTTACTGAACTCGAATATCTCGCTGCGCTCAAACTTGTTCCTGTGAGAGCGGCCAAGGAACAGGCCGTTAATCATACAGCCTACGTTGTCTTCGGGGAAAAGCTTATGCCATATAAGATTATAGAACATAAGCTGCGGGGAAACTTTGAAGGACGCAAAGTAGGAGGCGACGCCGTAGGTTGCGGTGGACTTGTGGTCTACGATGACAGGCCTGCCGAAGTAGGTTCCGACAAAGTCTATCGTGCCACAGAAGAGTACATCCAACTCCGGTGTCTGCAGGTAGGGGTAGGCGAAGCGCATCTCAAGCAGAGGGTCAGGGTCTCGGCGTACCTGCAACCCTGTGTCCACCTTGTAGTATTGCTGCAGTAGGTTGACCAAGTGGGCTAGGTCTCGGAAGTCCTTGTCGGGTACAAGCACATCGGCGTAGTGATCTATGGCTAGGTTGGTAGCCTTCTCTTCGTCACCGTCGAAGTAGTACGACTCCAAGGCCTTGTGTACTGCCGTGCCGTACTCCATCTTATGGTTAGAGTTCCGCTTGCGTAGCCCTCGGCACAACATATACCACAACCTACGTTCGCACGCTGATTCCTTTATGAGTGACGCATCTATCTTTAGTATAAGTTTACCCTCTTTTGTTTTTTCTAGGTTAAGTAATTCCATATGATCTCTTTAGTAGTTCTACCTTATCAAGTAGGTTTGGTTTCTCTTTCGGTACACGTTTCTTACGTGCGGTTTTAGATTTAGCTAACGTCACCTGCGGCTCGGTTAACTTTAAGTAGCAATCGAAGTGTTGGAGTAAGTCCTCATCCGACATAGCCTCCAGCTTTTCTACGGTACAATCCAGCAGTTCTTCAATCGTCATACAGGTCTATGATAAAGAGTACCGAGAACAGCAGGGTAAAGAATACAGAGGCTATTGTTAGTATCAACAGGGGCATTCTGTGTTTATCTTACCACGTTTAACGCACCGTTGTCCGTGTCGAACTCAAAGTCTACAAGTTTCTGCTGGTCTTCCAGCCACTTGGTATCCTTTGCATCAACCCTGACGTTCTCCCTGTTGAATGTATCCATTTCCTCGGCTTTCTGTAGCCAAGCGAGTAGCTCTCCCTTCCATACGGACGAGTCCGCAAACTCATACTGCAGTTCTCTGGCTTTAATTTGGTTACGTGTGGTGTCCTTGTAGTAGATCAAGACACCCGCGTTTGTCTTACGAAACGAAACCTGAGTACGTAAATCGGCATAGATTGGCCCGTACTCTGTAGAGTTATCGACAAGAAACTTGAAGCCGTCGGTTAACTTTACATAGAGCGTGTTGACCGTGTAGCCCGTGTCGTCTGCGGTGATTAGCATATCCTTCTGCCCGTCGAGTAGCTTATCCAAGATGGGTTTTATTTTATAAGCGTTGGTCGGGCTGTAGGTTGAGCGGCGAGCCGCTGGCTTAGTACGTATTTTACGTAGAAGATTTGAGTGATCCTCTAGGGTTGCCTCCCTTTTGTGGGCTTCGTTGATATTATCCATATAGGTAAAGGTCAGGGTAGCGTAGTGTTTCTCACGGACATGATTGGAGCCGGTTCGTACATCTCGTACGACACCATGCTACGCTACCCTTGTTTACTTAGGCCTTCTCGGCGGCCATCAGTTCCTCCATGCGAGCAAGGACAGCTTTGCCCTCGTCGAATTCGCCAGCAGCAAAGTATGCCTTGGCCTTCTTGAACAGTTTGCCGGGAGTATCCCCGCCACCTGCTTCTGGAGTCCACTTGTCTGCATCCTCCTTGGTATAGATCACCAAGTCAGGGTACTTTTCCGTCAACTCGGCCCGCAGCTCATCCGTCGTCTGGCCGTTAGGCTTCAACGAGTTCTTTACCGTAGACCGAATTCGTGCGCTAACCTGCTGGTTCAGCAAGCCTAGCGTTTTGCTTTCTCCGTACCTAGAAACTACGTCTGCTGTAGTCTTGAACTCTGGTACGTGGAACTTGAAGTCTTTCCAATCTCCCGACTGGAAATGCTCCACCTCGTATGTGGTATCTATCGTTTGCATTTTATCTCTCGGTTACTTTCGCGCAGTTAACTGTTAGCGCAAAATTTTTAATGGGTGTTAAGGGAAAATCCTTTAACATATAGCAT